GCTATTCAGAAGAATGGATAAAATCAGTTAAAGGAAAAACTGCCATTATAGATATAGACGGTGTTCTGTGTGATTACCGAACTGGATTTTTAGATTGGATATCTAAATTTCGACCAGACTTGGCTGACCATGTAGATAGGCTCAGGCTTGATGTAGACGATCATTACATGTTAACGAGAAAAGATTTTGACCTTTCAATTTCTTCTTGGCAAGAATTAAAACATTATTTTAGAATCAGCGGAGAGAAAGAAAATTTACCTGTCTATCCTGATGTGTATGATTTTCTGAATAAATTAAAAGAACAAGACATTGTATCGGTGTTGCTAACAAGTCGTCCGATTGATCGTTACCCTAATCTATATGGAGATACCGTTTCATGGTTAAAGAATAATAAACTTCATCATGACATCGTGTGGTGGTCTTACGATAAAGCCGATATAGCTCTCGAGAGGCTCTCCAATCCTATGTTTGCGATTGACGACGATCCAACCTATATCAATAAATTTGCAGATGCCGGTATCCCAGCATTTTGGATCTGCAGAAATGGAGGGACAAAACATAGACAACAAGTTTTTCCACAACAAAAATCTATTATTACTGTAATAGAGACTCTAACAGAAATTCCACTGGGAGAATAACTATGCCTGATTATGCTGATGCAGGACATCGGCCTCACGGTATTCATAAAGGAGAAAATCCTAAAACACGAATAACGTATGGGCCAGACGATATTAAAGTAACGCTGGATACTTGGGGTCCACGAGAAAATTTATTTTCAACACTTTATAATCAACTGATGGCAAACTGGGGAGACCATCCATCAAATGTAGAAGGAGATATAAATTTAACAGAAAAACAAATGCAGTATGTTGAATCATGTTTTGCTGGTAAAACATTGCAACAGGCTCTTGAATTAATAGCATTTGCTTTTACCATTGATGGCGTATCAAGAGCTTGTACCCATCAATTAGTCAGAACACGAATCGGTTGCGCAGTTATGCAGCACGGTGGTCGAGACAATGATTGGCGGCATAGACGATGGACAATGCCAGAGACTATTCGCCGCGCATGTGTTCGAATCCCAGGAGGTGAAGACAATGTTTCTCCTGAGGAACAACCCTATGAAACATGTGTCGATAACCTGGAACCTCTGCACAATTATATAGCCGCATCTGGTAACGTGACTCTAATGGGGTCTATTGAAAACCATATAGATGCTGGTAAGAATCTGTATGCAGCGCTCGTTGATGCAGGCATTCCATGGCAGGACGCACGACGGTTGCTCCCTATTGGGACTCAGACGTATATTCATATTTCGTACACGTACCCAGCATTACGAGGGGTTTTATCTAATAGGCTAGAACATGTTATGGATTGGGAGATTAACTGTGTGGCGCAGTTAATGTTACGAGAAATTAAAATGAAGTGCCCTGACATGTTATCCAGATATTTGGGATCACATAGTGACAGGGCGAAACGAGCCGTATTTTCTCAATTAGAATCTTGGCCCCCTGACATGAAATGGCCTTCGGATAAAAATGAAGATGATGTTAAACGAACTCATCGAAGGCGTCAAAATCCATTTTGGATTTTAGATCCAGAGAGTATGGAAGGTAAGAAACCCATTCTGTGGATTAAGACCAATGGATACTATCCTAAAAATTTGCGTCCCAAAAAATAGAATCTGGACAATGAATGTACCGATTACAACAAAGACTTCAGAAACAATGACGTTCATCAATGTCGAAGGAGATAATACATGGCTGTGGTCAGAAAACAAAGACCAGAAATGAAAGCTGCATCGTCTACCAGTAAACAGTATCCATCTAATTATGAACTTCCTACAGAACGATCTGTTCCTAAAACGTCTATTGGGGACTATATCATTTTGTTGTTTGGGGAAAAGAAAATAGGCAAAACAATGTTATCAGCGCAATTTCCTGATACATTTCATGCTATGTGGGAGCCGGGAGGGAAAGCTTTAGAAATTTATCAAACAGAATTTGCTGATTGGGAAACCTTTAAACGAGCGGTTACAAAGCTGCGATCTGATAAACGATTTAAGACAATAGTCATTGATACCGTAGATTTGGCATTTAAAGCTGCAGATGCTTATGCTTGTGCAAAATTGGCTATCGATGATCCCGCTGATGAAGAATGGGGAAAAGGATGGAGGGCCATTCGGAAAGAATTTGAACGACAGATCCATCGTCTGATATCTGCGGGGAAAGGCGTCATTTTTATTTCCCATGCAGTAGAACGTGAAATTAAAACTCGTCGTGGATCAAGCAGCCACCGTCTTGTCAGTACAATGCCACGGCAAGCATCTGAAATCATTGAAGGATTAGTGGATGTGTGGGCGTGTTTTTCTTATGATGGAGATCAACGAGTCTTAATTATTGGTGGTGATGAGGATGTGTCGGCTGGCCATCGTCTAGATAATCGGTTCAGATGGAAGGGAAGCGCAATTCGAAAAATTGCCATGGGAGATTCTGCAGAAGAAGGATATCAGAATTTTGTGGATGCTTTCAATAATGACTATAATCCCCAATCAGATAATAAAGGAGAAAAGACTGTTATTAAGAAAAAGTTGAAGAGGCGTTCATGAAATTTCAATCAAAACGACAAGGTCATAACTATGCTGTTATGATTCCCACCAAAGGAAGGTCAGACCGAATTATAAAAGGATTTCGGAAAATGACTTTCTTGAATGATGATCGAGTATATGTTGGAATTGAACATCGAGAGGTCGAGGATTACAAAACCTTTATAAATGAAAATCCTTTGGTGAATTATGTATTCTATCACAACCCCGAAGGATCAGTATCGTTTGCTCGACAACAATTGAAATGTTCTGCAGACATGAATCTCGGTCATAGGAAATACATATTCACTGATGATAATGCGGTGTTTACGGAATCATCTCTCCATGCATTGCTGGATGCACACAGCGATTGTACGACTAATAAAATGCCTTGTGTCATGGCTGGTGCTCATTCAACATCAGAACATTTTGACCGTAATAGACGAAAGTTAATGGAAACGCATAGAACAACCCGTTCCTATCCACAACCTTCTATGATTTTCTATTGTGTGTCACAACGTCTGTGCAGGGATTATATATTTCCTCATGATACATTTGGACTTGATGATAGACATTTTTTCTTGTGGTTAATGTCGAAAGGAGTTCGAAATTTTAGAGTGTGTCCTGATGCCCCGTATACAAAATCTCGATACCAAAAAGGAGGGCAAGGTACTATAGAGGAACGGATGTCGAAATGCGGTAGAGCAATAGAGAAAATATCGAGAGATTTTCCTAAATGGGCAGGATCGTCAGGAACGTTGCGGCTACCGTGGCAATTAATCCTTGACACATTGTCAGGGAAAACCCCTGATCGATTGGCTGGTGGTGCGATGCGATCAGAAACTCAATTATCTATAGATGGAGAGAACGATGGATCAAAAACTAAAAAATAAATTAAAGAAAGCTCAAGACAGCTGGGTCAGCGCACGGTCACGAGCCAATGAAAGTACCGGATTTACAGAAGTACCGGACGGTCGGTATCTGGCGCATTTAACTGCTGCACAAATCGGTGAATCTAAATCATCCGGTCGTCTACAAATTCAATGGACATGGACTGTTGCTGATGGCGAATTTGAAGGCGATACAAAATTAGATTTTGATGGATTGGAAACTGAAGATAATTTGGTTTTCCTGGGACGTAAATTGGCCCGCTTTGGATATGAATTGCCTGAAGATATTACGGCAATAGCCGATATTCTCGAAGAATTAATTGAGAAACGACCGCTGGCACGTATTCGATTGAAAACCCGAGGAGAATTCCAGAACGTATATGTAGATAAAATTATGCGGTCTGTGGACAACGATGAAGATGATGATGAGTCCAGCAGCGATGATGTGGGGTCTGATGAAGATGCAGAAGATACAGACGGTGGTGAAGTAGAAAAACCTGCTGATGAACCTGATGAAGAGGAATCAGAGACGGAAGAGGAATCAGAGACGGAAGAGGATGAACAAGAAGTAGAAGTCGGTATGCGTGTGATTGCATCTACTAAAAAAGGTGATTCCCCTGGAGAAATTATCGAAATTATCGAGAACGAGGGGAAGGTCAGAGTTCATTTGGATGAAGGTCGGACGGTCAGAATATCAGTCGATAAATTAGAGGCCGAATCCATCCAGCAGACACCCGCAAAATCCCGCAAACGTCCTAAGA